TCGTTATTTCCTGGCCGGTACTCAGACCGGCTTTCATTTTTTTCAGGGAATTGTACTTCCATTTCTTGATTTTGTGATAATGCCTCAAGTCCAGTCCAAAGACATTCATTTTTTTCATCTACAATGTTGCCATTGAGATTATCGAAGCTGCCGAGTCTCCAGACGGAATAGTGCTCGGGGTGTTTGTTTATTGGGTGATCTTCCGTATTGACCACATCTTGGAATTCCCTTTTCACCGCATCGTCTGCCGTGTGGAAAAATGGTTTCTCGTAGATGCCTGAACAGGTGTCGAAAATTGCGTATATTTGACTTTTCATAGTGTCCTCGTTAGTTGGTTTTCTTTGGCTCGAGCGCATTTATATTTGTCTCGAAGTCTTTCCGGAGTGAAATCAGCTGCGTGTTTTTCGATGAAAGATTGGCGTAGTAGCTTGACACCTTCAAGCATTTTTGGGTCACATTCGGCCAAAATATTTGTATAGTACCTCGGGACAAGTTGCGAGCTTCCATATCCAGGAATTGGCGACGTGTCAGATGGGAATATATCTGTGCTGTATTTTTCATAGAATTTCGCGCCTAAGCCGCTTGGCCGTTTCCGGCCCGTAGACATTCTAATGTATTCTGGCATAAGCCAGTACGCCTCGCCGTATTCGTCGCAGCGTAAATAGTGATCGTTGGCCTTGCGCCCAGTGATTTTTTTAAGTGCGTAGCCTGCCGTGTAAGCGGCTGTGTGTACGTTAAGCTCTGCCACCGTAGTAAAGCCCCAAGGCCAATATTTTTGCAGTTCGGCAGAGGTGTAAATGTAGACTCCTTCGTCGTCTTTCCAAAGTTCTTGATCTTCGAAGGAATGATTAAAGATGCACATGTGATAGTGCGGTCTTTGGTTTTCGTCGCCGTATTCGCCGCAATAGAAATAGCGGATTTCTTTAGGCGCATTTGCTTTGCGTAGTGCTCTGATGAAGTCGGCGACGTGGGATGGAGTGAGAGAGTATTTTTCGGGGATATAGTGCCCGTTTTTGAATTGCTTGTCGTTGCAAGCTGATGGATCGCGATAGGTGAGAGTAACCCAAGAGTTGTCTGGGTACATGCAGGATTCGTGAACGATCCGTATGCTCCACATAAGACGATGGTCGATGCGGCAACCAAGGCATTGCCCGCAAGCGACTTCCATCTTGCTGTGAGCGTTATTTTTATTGAATACCAAGCCACCAGTCGTTATGTCCTTGTAGCCTTGCAACGGTGCGTAGCAAGGCATTTAAAGACGGTAGCCACCGCGTTGATTTGGTGTTCTGGTATTTTTCGGGTGGACACCCGAGTTACGACGGAAATTCCGTCGAGATTTTGAGCGAGACATACGTCTACGCATTGTTTTCCTCCTGGTAGCTAAAGCTACAGAGTTCCGCAAGAGTGCGGGAGTTTTGAGAAATTGATTGAGGGCTGGATACAAGCTCGACATACGAGCTATCCCCGTCTACCCCACATCTAAGTGAGGTGACGGAGCAGCCCAAATAGCTCAATGCAACGAGTAGCATTAGAGCTATTCTAATTAGTGATATATTTTGCATACTTGAGTATAGCTGTTTTTTTGATTGATTGATGCCTTGGAGGATAGGCCATCCCGCTGCGCTTCTGGCCTTGCCCTCCCTGGCATCTGTTTTTTTGTTTTTTTAGGCGCCCTGGGACCAGTGCGCCAGTACACAGTCGAGTATGAGTGTACATTAGCCGTCCTTAGGGGCGGCAGGGAGTGCTGATGGAGGATCAGCAGGGGTAGCCACAGGCTTTTCGCCTGCTGGCTTGTTAGCGGCGGCTGCTGCCGCCTCTGTATCCGCGTCTGGCGTTGCCTTTTGCGGTAGTTGATTACCGGGCTCTGCGAGCCCTGGTAGTTTTCCTCGAAGATCCTTAGCATTCGCTGGATCGTTGACATATTCGAAGAATTTTGCTGGCGATTGGCTGAATTCTCTGCGAATTTCAGCCGGTAACGCGGCAAATATTTCATTGCCTCGAGCCAGCATAGTGTTTTGTTCATGGAAATCGAAGTCCGAGAAGTCTGCGTAAACGCCTTCGAATTTCGACAGGTGGGAGATAGTCCCGGTCTTATCGAACCGAGCCATTATTTTTTTGATGTCGGTCGAATCCTTGAAGGACTGTTTTGTCCGACCATCCTCATATTTTTGAATTTGGATAAGCTCGCCCTGGCGATGCCCATCCTCCGTTTTTTTGTATTTATTGCCTGATAACGACATTACCGTCTCCTGAATTTTTCGGCGGCGTCATTCCAGATTTTCCTGAGTTCCGCCTCTGTTGCGTTGCGATGTTGTTTTGCGAAGGCTTTAGTTACGCCCTCAGCATACCGTATTGTCTCTGCTGTAGTGGCTTTTCTTGTCTGATACCCGACACGGTTTTTCATATAAAGGCTATAGCCCTTAGCCGTCGTCGGTGGATCGTATGGAAACACTTTAACCGTGGATTTTTTTATTCGATCGACCTGAACGTCGCCGACTATTTTCTCGAGTCCCGTCCTTGCTGACTTAAATATCTCTTGAGCCGTGCCCGAGATGTCCGCTGGTAATGCCAAGACTCGAGTTTGTTCTTTTACTAACAGTTCCGTAGCCTTCATATTTTTTACTTGCTGAACTTGAAGTGCTGTTGCTGCACCTTTGTGGGCGCCTTCCATACCGGCGGCTCCGACGTTGCCCATCGTCGCCATTGCGCCCGCCGGTGTCGAAGCATCGAAGCGTCCGGCGAGAATAGGATTGAGTCCACCGGCTTTAAGGTCTTCCATACGCCTCTGTATAGCGGTACTTGACATGCGTTCTTGAAACGCCCGGTTTTCCCTTGCGATACGTTCATTTGATTCGTTCGCTCTTTTTTGTCCAATGGCGGAGAAAACTCCGCCAATGAGTGCTCCTAACGGCATTACAGTCGCGTCAAGCCTGGGACGCCGTAAGTCGGTAACGGACGCGCGGCTTTAATATTGTGATAAAAGTCCGCGATTGTGCGGCTCAGTTGGGATCGCAATAGCGCGATCAAGTGGTACGCCAGTATTGGCAAATATAAACGTGGCCCCGAGTGCCGGTAATGAAGCGAAGTCCTCCGACAGATGCCAGGACGCTAACGTCCCTGATAAGTCCACGCCGCCCGATGTTGCCGGTCGCATGATGTTGGTTAACATTGAACTCATGTACCTATATTCATCATAGCGCCCGGTATAACCAAAGACAAGATCATCGGTTGCCGGTGTACCGGTCCCGGTTATCCAGATTTCGGAATTGAGCACGGCTTGCTCGCCGATATTTGCCAATTCTGGATACACGAAATCATAGCGCGTGCTTTTGCTCCACATGCGATCGACGCCTTGCGAATAGGTTATATCGCCGCGAAGATTACCGAGAATTATTATCACGCCGTGTTCCACGAACGATTTTGACCATGAATGCGTCCCGTTTGCCGTACCGATACCGGCAAGCTTGCCTAAATTATCGTCTGATTCTGGTGTCTCTGGCACAGCCGGCGCCGTCTGCTGAGCCACAGGATTTATGCCGACAGGGCTACTCCCGCCGCCGAGATATTCGGCCCGTTGTAAACGGAAGTCGGGGGATGTAACACCCCATCGGGCCTTAAGAGATTCGACGTAGCGAGTTCCAGATCTGGCATCCCGCTCGAGAATGTGCTGAGTTGCGAATGCGAGCCTTACGTCGTTAACATTCACGCCCGTTGCCGCAGACATATCCGCGAACATATCCCCAAGGGTTCCTGGCGTTCCTGTATCCAGCGTAAGATCAGCTCCCGCTGCGGCCATCGGCCGCCTTACGTCTGAAGCATCCAAGATGCCTAGAACTACGCTACTGGCTCCCAGTGTTTTAACCGGCGCGGTATCCCCTAAGGGTAATGAAACCGCTGTGCCACGCTGCGGAGCCGGGAGACAACTCGTAAAATAGTCAAAACGCTTACCGCGTTTAAACAAATTTTTGGGTATTTTTCCACTTGCGCTGGACGTTGCAATTTGATCCGGCCCGTTATCCGTATTTTCGTTCCACGAGTCCTGCAATGTCGCCGACCGAAACCAGTCATTGTAGATTTTGACATAAGCCCGGAACGGTAAAGCAGACACCGGCACATCGTCCGGTATTGCTAACGGCGGCAGCCCGAACATATCCCATAACCCACCGACTACCGTTACATTGGTCGCATGCGACACTATCGGAATTGTGAAGGATATTGAATCGCCCGGATCATCCTGGGCGCCGTGGAAACGTTCGTGATTTTCCCAAATTGTGCGATACGGTACGAAGAACGAAAATGTATCGAAATACAGATTGTCCAAAATCGGTAAAAGCGGAGTGGCGAGACGCATAAAGAAAGATGTTTGTACGTTGAATGTGTCGCCAGGAATTACATCTATCGGTCTACAGATAGGCACCAGATCATCGGCATCAAATGCCGTTTTTACTCCACAGGACAGATTGAAAGTTGAGCGTGGAATACTTACGCTTGGCGTTTGTTGGAATTGATGTTGAGTTTTCAT